TTCTTTCAAACTTTCCTTTTCCTTTAATTTCAGTATTACCATGATATTCGTGAACATCAAAAAAACAAACATCTCCACTTCTTACATTAAATCCTATTCCATATTTTGGAAGTACTGTAATAGCGCCCTCATAATTACCAGCCTCTAAAACTCCTAGGTTTCCAAATCCTTCTGGCAAATCTCCTTTGTCTTGATGAATTGCAGTTCTAAAATTTTTATTTATAGTAATAGTTGTAAATACAGTGTTAGGTATATAAAATTCTTTAGTTGTTTTTTGTATCATGTTGTTTTGTGCTTCCCATCTATCTGGACATACATCTTTAAATAAATCTGAAATATATTTTATATAAGGATAGCCTTTTTTAAATTTTTCAAATTGATGCTCGTTAAATGATGTTTGCCTACAATAAGGAATCCTTGTTTGCCTATCAAAAAAACCAGCAATACCACTTTCTACTTTATTGAAAGCCTCATGCGTTTTTGATATAGTACCATTTTTATTTACTCTAAAACCTCTAGTCTTTCCTACTTTGTTTGTTTTTTCTATTGTTCCATCTTCGTTCCATTTTAAACCAACCTTATCGTTTCTTTTATCTGGTACTCCACCAGCAGAACCTCTGTTGCCACCTTTAGCTACTGCAAACCTTAATGATTTGTATGCTTGTTCGCAAATATTACTAGGTATAACATTTTTTCTAAAAAAAAATAAAGGCTCTCCATTTTCTTTGTAGGCATCACAATCATAGTCAATAATAGTATCAACATGATGATCTTGAACAAAATAGCCTTCTAGCTTTTTTATTTCTTCGTCAGTGTATTTAGCTTTTGCTGTTATCGTGTGCATTTTTAATTACTTGATATACTGTATCTGTAAGATTATCAGTTTCTAAATCTTTTTGTAATTCAGATACCCAAAGCCTAAAGTTTTTTTCTGTTTCTGTATTTAAAAATAATTGTACCATTTTAACATGGGAAACTTCCATATCTGCTGGATAATCAACATCAATGCTAGTATCTATTTTATCATTAGCTTTAAATTCTAAATCTTTGTCATTTGATAAGTTTTCTAATTCAGTTAAATTAAATCCTGTAAAATCTAAATCAAACTCTTCATTTTTAAGCATATTTAATTCTTCTGCTAATAATTTGTTTTCCCATTTAGATTCTTCGCCTGACCTATTATCCATAATACGATATGCCATAGCATCATTTTTAGAAAATTCTCTTTTAACAATATAGGCTTTTGTTTTGCCAAGTTGCTTTAATGCTTTCCAACGAGTATGTCCTACAACAATAACATTATCATTATCTACAACAATAGGTTGATTGTTTCCAAATTCTCTAATTGAGTTCATAACCTTTTGAACTGATTCCATTGGAATTTCTCTAGGGTTATTTTTATAGGGTTTTATTTCGTTAATATCTATTTCTTGTATTTCCATTATTTATCCTTTTATTAGTTTAGTTAAAATATTCCAAAGATGAGGATTTTGTTTAAATATCTTTGTGTAGCCATCTCCTACTACTTGTGCGATAGTTTCTTCGCCTTTGTCATGAACTTTAATTCCAGAGTAGTGTATTATTAAATGAAATAACTCATGCATTATTGTATTGAATAATCTTAAACCTTTTACTCTACTATCAATCACAAGTAATTCTTTTTCTGTTTCAAAATAGCCATATAGATTTTTTAATTTTTCAAACCTGACTTGTATCTTTTTTCTGCCATATTTAATGCTTTGTATATTCATCTTTGTTTAATGTGGCTCTAAGATATTCTAATTGCATTTTTAATTGTCTATTCTCGATACTTAATGCAATAATCCTTTTTCTGCAATACTTAAAAATTCTTAGAATTGCACTCATTGTTCTAATTGGATTTGATGTTTATCATCAAAAATATCTATTTTATAATTTTTACCATCTTTTTTAAAAAATTCAAAATTACCATCTGTGCCTTTATGGATATAGCCTAAATTTATAAGTCTATTAATTAAATCTGGCATAGGGTTGTTTTCATCTTCCATTTCCCATCTTCGTTGAGATAACCAAGTACTGAAATGTGGCACAAATTTATTATCTTCTATACCTTTTATTTGATTGTTATAAATCCTTGCCATTTGCTCATTAGTAATTTCTTCAACATTAATTTTGTTAAATTCCTTATAAGCTTTAAATTTAGAGCCTCTTTTAATTGTTAATCCTTTCCATAGTCTTTCAAAAGATTCGTCATATATATTATTATTAGGTATAGGTTTAGGTATAGGTATAGGTGCTTGGTTTTTGCTTGAAGCATTTTCAACTCTTGCACGACCACCTTTTTGACCAGCTTCTGATCTTCTCTTATATTTGTCGGTTAAATAGTCATGCTCATGTACTAATCTTTTATGTGTCCACGTATCTTCTTTTGGATTAACTTTAAAAAATTCTCCTAATACTTCGTCAACATCTAATCTACAGTCATCATCTTTACAATGACATATTCTATATGCTGATTCAGTTTTAAATGGTTTAGTATTTTTTGTCCAAGCAAAACATAATAATTTAATATATATTCCTACTTTTGAGTTGCTTAAATGTACAGTTTCAGCAGTAAATGTATCTGTAAATAATTGTAATGCATGAAATTTATTCGTTTCCTTTGTCATAAAATATACTTTCCTTTTCTAGTTGTTTGATTTTTTCGTTAGCTTCGTCTAATAATTGTAGTTCTGATCCGAACAGCTCTACAAATTTTGTTTTGTTTAAGTGTACTGATTCATTTCCCATGTTATGATGCTCTGGGCATAAAGGAATAGTTTGATCGTGTGGTGGTCTTAATCCTAATCCTGTATTTTTTCTAATATGATGAATTATAGGTTCAGAAAATAAACCTTTTTTAGAACAAGCAATACAACCAATTCTTTTTAACTTTTCAAATCTTTCTTTGTCTTGCTTTTTCATTTGTTCATATCTTCTATGTCTATTTCTATCTATAATTTCAAAATGTATATTACTTAATTCAGCCACTTAACTTATCTCTTATTTTAAAAACATGATTTTCAATAGCATTTAATTCTACTTGAATTTCATTATTATTAGTATCTCCATTATAATCAGAAAGTTCTACTAATGTTCCAAGCCTTATCATTTTTAATAATCTTTTAAAGGCTCTACGAACATGCATATCTGACATATCAGAAACCATAATCCATTGGTTTTTAGATTTTGAGAAATAATATTCTTCTGGTGTTGATTGTTGAGTTTCATCAGTTTTAGGAATATCTAAAAAATCTTCTCCACTCATAATAAACTCCTTTGATTTGTATTAGTTTCTTTATAAGGCTTCCAATCAAAATCTACAAGCCTATATTCTTTCCCATTAAACTTACTTTTGAAAGAATTTTCTGTGTAACTTTTAGCAGATTTTAATTTCTCATAAGGTATAAACATATATTCATTACCATGAACAATACCTAAAGATTCTTTTAATCTTAAAGCTTTTTTATAAATGTAATCTCTTACACTTACTTTGCCTAGCCATACTTTATCTACTTGCACTTTGATCATTTGTTATCTCCATTTCTTTAGTTAATAATAAAGGCTTTTCATATTTGCTAAATAGTATTTCAATTATGCTTAAAGCTTTTTCTTTTTTTAATATAGAAATATCAGCACCATCTAAAACTTGAAAAGGGTCTCCATCTTGAAACGATTGTAATTTAACATCTAAAGAATTACAAAAATCAATTAGTTTATCAGATGTAATTTTATTAATCATTCTCTCATACTTTTGAACTTGTTGAAATGTAACACCTATTTTTTTTGATACCTGAACTTGTGTTAGATTTTTTGCATACCTATGAGCAACAAGCATTGAAGCTATCCTTAGTTTATTATCCATGTGTTTTCCTGTGAGTTAGTGGGGAAAGAAATCGGTATAAACTTTCCCCATTTATAACTAGAAAGGGAGTAAATGAATACTCTCTATGATCATTAACCGATTTAATCATTTAAGTCTATATAAATTATAAATTGTATTTTGATTTGCTAATAATTTACCTTTTTTTGTTATTTTTTGCTAAAAAGTCCTCATTTTATTGAAAAAATAGTATTTGCCATTTGTGTGTGTTTTTATAAGGTTTAGGTATATAGAATATGTTTAATCGGTACTCTTCTATAAACGCATAAAAATCGGTTCAGAGCCTTGGTAAGTAATTCTAAGTTTTGCTTCAGAAATAAGTTGTTTCGTTAATATCAAGGGGAGCCTCAGAGAGTGTGTGTTAAGACCTACGATCTAGAAAATTTTATAAAATAGTTTCTGTAACCTTTAGCAAGTTACACTGATGATGTTAGCTAATAATCAATACGAAAAACTAGAAAGGTAAATATGATTAGACTTAATATAACAAAAGATAACACAAGAGTAACTAAATCGTTTTATGATAAAAATGATTTTAGAAAATGGCTAAGACAAAATGTTGTAGTTGCTTTGCATTATTTTATTGACCAAATGACTAATGAGATTTGGGATTTAAAAGTTGCTGAGCCTTATAATTTGTATGGCTATACTTTTAGTATTCAATCAAAAACTAGAGCAGGCAATGTTCTTATGAATGGTAAATAATATGCCTAGAATAATTAATATACAAAACAAAAATACTTTAATTACTAAACAGTTTGAATCAGTTGAGGAATTTTCTGATTATCTTTTAGAATTAAATACAGAACTATATTATGCTTCTTATTTTTATGATGAAAGCATTTATGGTTTAACAACAAGAATTTGGTTCTCTAAAGGAGAATCAATAACTTCGGAATTGTTTAAAGACAAAACATTTTCGATTAACACTAACAATAACTAGAAAAGGAAACAACATGAAAAAAGGTCAAGAAATAAAACAAATGCTAAAGCAAATTAACAATGATGTTAAATTTAAAAAGGATTACATTGTTGATTTAAACACTTTAGATGTAAGTCAAAATGATAGAAACGTATATCCTGATTTACATTCTGCTGGGGCTCAACATTATTATCAAATGAATGATAATTCGTTAAATCATTTATGCAACAGATTAGAAATAGGAACAAGATATATTTCTAAATGTTTGCCTGTTAGCCAATCATTAGTAAATGATAATCTTAATTTTTGGATTAAGAATAATAAAAATAAAAAATTAATGTTAAGAACTATAGAGGGTCATGACATTAATAGAGTAAGAGCAGTTATGTCGGATAGATATAAAAGAATTGATTCTGATGTTGTTGCAAATTCTACTTTAACTAAGCTAATGGATATGGGTGCTGAATTAAAGTATTCACATTACGATGGCGACAACATGAACATTACTGCTGTTCTTCCAAAATTAGAGGGAGAAGTAGTAGAGGGTGATTTTGTTCAAGGTGGTATTACAATTACCAACTCTGAAATAGGTCATGGCTCTTTAGTTGTTAAACCATTTATTTATAGATTAGTTTGTACTAATGGAATGGTTGCGCCAGAATATCTTAATCAGTTTTATGCAAAGCATGTTGGTAAAATGATTATTGATATTGATAATGACGATCAGTGGAAAACTATTGTTTATAAAATGGAACAACAGTTAGAACTTGTTGCAAACCCAGAATTATTTGAGGAAAACTTAAATAAGCTGAAACAAGCTACTGAGCAAAAAATCAACTCTCATCAAATTGAGGTACTTGCTAAAAATCATGGCTTATCTGATGTAGAGAGGGCTGGTGTTTTTGAAAGACTAAATCATTATGTAGGAGAAACATTTGTTACTTCTAAATATGATGTAGCTAATGCAATTACTAATATTGCTAATGACGAAGAAAAATCAGATGAAAGAGCAAGGTTCTTACAAGAACTTGGTGGTCTGGTTATCTTTTCAAATAACCCAATAAGTGCAAGAATATAAATCAATAAATAGGTGGGGTGCAATTCCCCACCAAGAAAGGACAATATGTTAATTTTTGGAAAATCAAAATCTGATTGGAAAGCATTAGAACTTTATTATAGACGAGAGTGGTTATGCTTTGTAGTTGGATTTATTATAGGAGTAATAATATGAGTTTAGATAAAGACATTAATCATTCATTTAAAAAAGCAAGATTAATTGAAAGATTACTTACTTATCATGATTTAAAATCAGATATGGAAAAGCTAATAAGTAAAATAGAAAAAGAAATAGTTTTACTAGATAAAGAACATGCAGAGAAAGGAGATCATAATGTCAGTAAAGGAACAAAGACTTAAATTTATAAATGAGGAATCTATAAAAAAAGGTTACACATTTGGAGATAACAATCCATATTTTGTAGAGGTTATGGAATTAATGGACAAGATAGAAGCCGATACAATGGAAGAGTACTTAAAAAAGCTAAAAATAGAAAAGGAGAAATATGAAAAAAATGCTATGTTTAATTATATTCGTACAAGCTTGCGCGTATAATCCTGTTGTTGATACTGCTGGTCGTAGTGGTACATTTGATAAATCACAAGCAGTTGAATTAACCAACGACTTACAACATTGTGAAACTATTGCTAAAAAAAATAGTAATTTTGTTAGTAATATTTTATATTGGTCAGTAAGTCCTACGATGGATACTAAATACGAAGCTTTAACTAGAAAGTGTTTAATCAATCGTGGTCATTCTATTTTAAACTAGAAAGGAAAATATGAATAAACAAATCAAAACAGATTATATGGTTAAAGGAATGGTAGAGGATTTTAAGAAAAAACCCAATGCCAAACTTTTAAATCAAATAATAGGTCTTAAGTTTAAAAATGTAAGACTTAATAAAGATATTACTGCCGAAGCAGTAGTAGAAGATAACCCAGTGTACTTTAACTCAATTTTTGATTTATATAAATTTGAGAAAGGTATAAAAACTGATGTTTCTAAATTGTTTTGTCTATCTAAATATTATAGATATGATATTACACAATTAATAGAGCGTCTAAACTAGAAAAGGAAAACATGTACATAAAACATAAATTAAAAAATGGTATCGAGTTAGACTTTGATGATCAAAACCATATCTATTATTGCAATGGCGAGAAAGTTGAAAGTGTAACAGGAATATGTGGTAAAGGTATTCCAAAACCTCAATTAGTTAATTGGTTAGTTTATACTCCTGTAAGAGAGATAAAAGATTCAATTAATAATATTATGGATAGTGGTCAAACATTAGACAGAGTATCCCTTGAAAGAATAATACATCAAGCTACAAATAAAACTGACAAGATCAAAGATGATGCTGGTTTAGTTGGAAGTGTAGTTCATGGCTTGATAGAAGATTTCCTACAAGGTAAAAAAATTCCTAACCAATCTGATAAAGCAGTTGTTAATTGCTTTCAGTTATTTTTAGATTGGTGGAAAACCCAAGAGTATGAAGTAGTTGAATTAGAAAAAAAAATATTTTCTAAAAAACACAACTATGCTGGTACTCTTGATCTTGTTCTAAAGGACAAGCAAGGCAATCTTGTTTTAGCAGATATTAAAACAAGTAATCATATATCATTTGATTATACATTACAGTTGAATGCATATAAGTATGCCTACGAGGAAGAAACTAAACAAAAAATTGCTAAAGGTTTAATCATAAGGTTGCCTAAAAAAGATAGCAAGATTGAAGTTAAGGAACTTCCTTTAAATAAAGAAATGTTTAATGCTTTTCTTGGTGCTAAATATATGATGTTAGCTATGGAAAGTAATAAACCTAAAAAACAAAAACAGAAACAATAAGGATAAAACATGACACAAATGCAAACGCAACGACTACCATTCTGTGGGCTTTCTTTAAAGCTATATAGCACAGGAAACAAAGCACCTAAAATGGAATATCAAGCCTCATCAAACAAGGCTCAATTTCAATGTAGCATAACTAAAAAGCTATATGGAATTAATGAGATTTCCAATTGGTTAAACAGTCCAGAAGTACAAGAGTATGTACGATCTGGGCATGTTCTTAAATGGGGTAGTAAAACGCAACAAAACGAGCCAACAAAATATGGCGATGGTATGGAACAGGTTGTAACTTGCTATATGGTTAAACCATTTAATAAAGCTGGTTATAATCCTCAACCACAAACACAACAAAATTATCAACAAGCTAAACAAGGTATTCAGCTTACTGATGATAAGTTGCCAGATAGTCCAAGAGAAGAAATAGATTGGGCTAAAGAAAATGCAACTGACTTTAACCCAGAAATGTATGAACAAGAACTAGGTTAATGTCAAACGAGTTAGCTAAATACATCACAATGCGACCACAATCCTTTGATCCTCATAGGATAATCGCATACCTTGATGCGCTTGATAAAAGATTTATCAAATCAGAAATAGATTATGATGAAGTTAAAGATCAGGCGCAAGAGGTTTTTGATTATGTGGTTAATGAAAAAATGACCAACGAATCACTTTCTGTTTCGTTAGCTAAAGTTAAAGCTACTAATGATGATAGATATAAGAGTGTTAAAAAACAGCTTTCTGATAAAAAGAAAGTATATCTATATTGTAAAATAGAAGCGAAGAATGGTCATAGCTATTGTGAAAACTTGAAGCAACAATCTATTAATAATATAGCTACAGAAAAGCTAACAAGAAATTAATAGATTAAATGAATTTTACTAACAATCCTTGAAGTTAGTAAATAGAACTATGAGCGAGAGTGAGTAGTTTGGCTAGGGTGGTTCCTTAACTGGTTCTGAACTGCCCTAGTTTCTAACAATATCAAAATATTTTAAATCAGTATCTTCATGTATTCCTGTGTAAGAATACTCATAATTAATTAAATCAACATCATGCCTTTTTTTAATTTCAAAAATCATGTCATTTAATTTTGGAAAGCTTGGAAAAGTATCTATAAATTTAAAATTAACAAAAGAACCATAAGGATTATTACTTGTTTCTAATTGTAATTCTAAATCTGTGATTACTGCATCAGTTTTGATTTTGTCCATTTGGACATCATACTATTTCTTACGCATAATGTCAGCACCTTTTAAACCATAGATTGCTGAAACTACTCCAATAAAAATAGCTTGATACCAATAAGGTAGATTGCTAAAGTACTCAAAAAAAGTATCTAGCTTATTACGAATTTCTGGATCGTCAGAAAACACAGACCAACCCAATAGCAAAATAGGAATAGAAACAAGAATGAGGACAAATTCGTCCTTAAAACCATTGTCATTACTTTCAATAACTTTTGCTTTATATTCAATTTCGCCTTTCGCCATCTGCTCTGCATGACGCATCTGAGCATCTGACAATAATTGTTTTGTTCGTTGTTTATTTTGATATAGCTTAGCACCTGTCTTTACACCCAACGATAATAAATTCAACCACATTTTATTCTTTCTCCAATAATTCTATTTGCATATCAATTACATGCTTTGCTTTTTTTAAATCTTTAATTTGATCTTTTTTGTCTTTCCATTTTTTATCATATCTAGAAACATATTTAACAACATGAGTTTGACATGCGTTTAGATTGTTAGCCATGCAATATTCTAAAGGTTGGATTTTAAGGCTTTTATAGTGATTCCCTGATACTTGTTCAGAAAATGCAGAATTATCGCTGTGCGTGGCTCTATGGCTCTTTAAAAGGGTCTTTTTTAATGTATTTGAGGTCATACTATCTTCTTAATCCAATTACCTTGATTGTCAAGTACCATAGGCAG